GGTGTTGACGTTTCTGGTACTCTAGTAACAGACCCTGGTTTCAAGCTTGCCTAATTTGTCAAGCTGACACACCGACCCCGGTTTTTACCGGGGTTTTTCTTTGTTGCTTAAATATTGCTTCAACAAATTAGAAACAATACAATGGGACAAAGAATAAAGTGTAAAACAATCTTTGATATTACAGTTACCGGGGTAAAAAGTCATTATAAAACCACCTTAATACCTTTTGTTGATCAAAGCGGAAACCATGTTTCTGACTTGGCATCCTGGAACAAATCACGAAACAAACAAAGAAATTGGGAAACACTTAATCAACTTATTTCTCTACGTTCGCTGCCATATAACATATCGACCCCATTAAAGCAAGATAATATGTGGTCCTTTGAATTTGAAGTTGACAATCTCGAAGAAATAACCGCAGGTCAAGACCCAGTTGGGGCTTTAAAACAAGACTGTGCCGGAGTTCCTATGATATTAGGACTAGACGAAATTGGGATAGATACATCCTTATTGATTACTGACAGTGATAACGCCAATATTTGGTTTTCACTTGACACCCATAAATAAATTATTGGAGACTATAATGGCCGATACTTCCGAAATAGAAAAGAAAAGTCTAGAAGCACATGTTGAATTATGTGCTGAACGTTATCGTTTTTTAGAAAATCAACTAGAAACAATGAATCTAAAAATTACTAGCTTGACTGATACTATCAAAGAAGTTCACGATATGGTTCACAAAATAAGTGAAAAAAGAAATGATCAACTTTTGTCCTGGGGTCTAGGGGTAGGTGCAGTGTTAGTTAGTATCATAGGTTATTTGATTTCGCATTATGTTGTAAAATGAAATATCTAGATCCTACCTTAAAGAAGATGCACGATGTGCTGATAACAGATTATGAATCTGCTAAAAGCAACATTATTTTTCCTACTGACCAAGGCTACGAAGTTTTTGACATTTATAAAATAAACCTTGACAATAATAAAGTTTTGGTCTATAAATTTAAAAATTACATTGGACAGTTTACTAGCACACGTACAGCATTAAGCTGGTGTATTGCTGATAAGTATAATCATATTCGTCTTGCTGATGAAATACAAAAGCTTGATGAGTCTTTACATCGTCTTAGGAATGATGTGATAACTAGTCAGATTATAGTAAAGAAAATGAAAAATCCCAATAATCGCGAAATAGCACATCTTAAATTGCAAAAAAAACTTAACCTGGTAAAAGAGTACGAGTTTAGTATGGACAAATGTGTAACTTCAGCTAAATATTGGCAAACACGGGGATTCCACGATGAAATTGAACGAGCTCGGCGTACAACGCCAAACAAAGAAAATCGCCAAGGTATTCGAGTCTTACCTAGGTAAGCCTCTTAATATTGATAACCTTGGACAAATGCAGGCGCAACACATGTTGCGTCGTGTTAGGTCTTTAATAAAAGAACATAGATCAACACCTAACTTCCATAACAGTGAAAAAGATCAAAATTATCTTACACTAATAATGATGGAGCAGGCTCTTTATGGACGAATAGTCGAAGCTGGTGAAGTGGCTGCATTTGGAGCTACTGGCACTGCAGGCGCTCAACCTAGTGCCGCAGTTAAAGCAGCCATGATGAAAGACCCTAAGCTTCAAGCTACAATTAAAAAGGCGACCACAGGAACAGCCCTGAATAAAGACGAACAACAACGTCTAGCCGGAGTTGCCTTAATGACCAAAGAAAATAAACGCAATCGTGTTATGGAAAGCGAATTGCAACAAGCTCAGGTTGTTCTTGCCGGGCAAGACATGGTTGACCAAGTACAAAAAATGATTGAGCAAATCTCTGAAATGCAGTTTAAAGATCTGCCGGCCCTTGTTGCTACTATTAAAAATGACATGGGAACCGAGCAGGCCACACAGTATCAAGAGCAATCCACACAAGCTTTAAACACATTATTGCAAGCAATTCAACAGGGAAAAGCACAGTTAGATTCTGCACAGTCATTGCTAAGTGGCGAGACCCCAGGTGCAATGCCGGGCACGGATATGGGCATGGGCATGGACGGTGAACTGCCCCCCGGTGAAGATGGTGAAGATTTAGATATTGATGCTGATCTCAAACTTGACGCTGAGCCAGATGATGCTACCCCGGCGCTAGGAAGAGAACGCCGATAATGAAAATAAATGAGGTATTCTCCCAGCAACCAGATATTGCAAGAGTAACTGCGCTGGCTGATTTTCTCACAGGTAGAGCCGAAGATCGATCGGCCCCGCAAAAAATATCCACAGGTGCTTTTTTAAATCTGGCAAAGGATATGGGAGTCAATCTAACACTAGATCAACTTAAAAACATAAGCCAACAACCCCCTTTATCTGATGTTATTAGGAATGTGGAAAACGATAATGTTATTTTTAAAACGGTAGATAATACCGATAATGAAGAGCCTAATACAACACTAGATACAGAAAAAGCAAAATCCATAGTCGATAAAATGGCCAAAAGAGCCAATAAAAAGAAAGGACTATAAAATGCTAGAAACTATATTTTGGTTATTAGTGGGGGCTTTTTTGGGTTGGAATTTACCACAACCTGAATTCGCTAAAAATATTCAGCAAAAAATACTTGACTTTTTTATTAAAAAGTCGTAAACTATATCTACAGTTAGGCGTTATATTATTATAGCGGAGAATGCCATGAAAAAATTTTTATTTTCATTAATCCTGGTCGCATCAACACTGCCATCCCTGGCAGTAGCTCAACATCGTCATCATGGTCCAAGTGGATTTCATGGACATCGCGTACATCATGTACACCATAGGCCGTATTGGCACCATGGTCATGGATGGATGGTTCCGGTCTTAATTGGTGGTAGTATGGTATACATGGCTTCTCGATCGGTACCTGTAGCTATGCCACAAACAACTGTTTTAATTAATGAGCCTACTGTGGCCTTACAATCTAATCAGGTTATTATTGATGGCATCATATATGAAAAACAAATGATGGTTATCAATGGAGTTGCGCAGGAAGTCTTGGTCAAGTCTTTGCTTCAAAAGACACCTGAGTAGGAATTTTTATGAAGTACATTATTGCAACAATAATATCAGTACTATCAACATCAGCTGTTGCACAAACTATTATTACTGGTAGTGCATCGACATCAGATGTTGCTGTAGTAGTAAGCAAGCAACCAAGGTTTATCACAGCGTATCAACAAGTATGCTCGCAGGTTCCAGTTGAACGTAGGAACATGGGAGGCACTATTGTTGGTGGGGTGTTAGGTGCCGCAATAGGAAACCAATTTGGTGGTGGTTCGGGCAAGGACATTGCCACCGCAGCCGGTGCAGTTATTGGTAGTCAATTGGGTAGTCAAAATGATACCACAGTGGAAATGCAAACACGTTGTTCACAACAGCCAATTCAGATGCAGTCAGGCGAGATAGTTACGTTTGAGTATCGTGGTCGCAGATTTAGTCAAGTGTTTAATTGAGAACATAATGTACAAATATCAACTATGGGTAAGGGTTAACGAGTATCAAACTGCCAACACTGTGATTTGGGCCAGCAACGACTATGAGGCCAAGCTGTTGGGCGAGGCACAGTATGGAGTTGGTAATGTTTTAAATTATACAAGGATAGAGTAATGGCATATAGCTCACAGGTAGTTGATCACTATGAAAACCCACGTAACGTGGGTTCTTTCTCTAAAGAGGATACCAATATTGGCACAGGCATGGTAGGTGCACCAGCCTGCGGTGATGTAATGAAGTTGCAAATCAAAGTACAAGATGGGATAATCACAGATGCCAAGTTTAAGACTTATGGTTGCGGAAGTGCTATTGCAAGTAGCTCGTTGGTTACAGAATGGGTCAAAGGAAAAACCCTTGACCAGGCAGGACAAATCAAGAACACTCAGATCGCAGAAGAGCTGGCGTTGCCTCCAGTCAAGATACATTGCTCAATCCTGGCTGAAGACGCAATCAAGGCCGCAGTAGAGGATTATCGGAAAAAGCATGATCTCGCTGACTGAGCAGGCCGCGGCAAAAATTACACAACAATTGACCAAAAGAGGAAAAGGCCTGGGCATTCGAATTGGAGTGAAAACTACAGGTTGCTCTGGGCTTGCTTATGTGTTAGAATACGTAGACTCGGTATATGAAGGAGATTGTATATTTGAGTCAAATGGTGTTTACATCTATGTAGACGGCAAGAGCATGTCCTATATAACTGGACTAGAAATGGATTGGGTTCGTAACGGACTCAATGAAGGTTTTGAATTCCGCAATCCTAATGAACGAGATCGATGTGGTTGCGGGGAAAGTTTTAGAGTATAAATGATAGTTAATCGGTACAATTATAGCCCACTTGATCGAACAACAGTTGAAGGAAAAAGACATTATTGCTTACCTGATGGTAGTAAAGTTCCCAGTGTAACCACAATATTAGATCGCACCAAACCGCAGGAAAAACGTGAAGCTTTGGCCAATTGGAAAAAAAGAGTAGGCGAAGCACAGGCACAGCAGATCACTACCGAAGCCGCCAATCGTGGCACAAGAATGCATGCTTACCTAGAGCATTATGTTCTACAGGAAGATATGAAGCCGTTGCCTAGCAACCCTTTTGCACACCCGTCATGGTTCATGGCCGCAGAAGTTATACTCAAGGGTCTTTGTCATGTAGATGAATTTTGGGGTGTAGAGGTTCCTGTATACTACAGCGGACTATATGCCGGTACCACTGACTGTGTGGGGGTTTGGAAAGGTCGTCCAGCTATTATGGATTTTAAACAAACCAATCGTCCCAAAAAGCGAGAGTGGATTGAGGATTACTTTTTGCAACTAGCAGCCTATGCGCAAGCACATGATCACATGCACGGTACTGATATAGATCAAGGAGTAATTTTAATGTGCGCACAGCCTAAACTGTTTGAAGATGGCACATATTCTACACCGGAATATCAAGAATTTACTGTGGAAAAAGCAGAATTTGCACATTGGAAAAATGAGTGGAACAAACGTGTGGAACTCTATTACCTAACAAGCTAAATACTTGCAATTAAAGGGATTTGCAAGTGGCCATAGTACAGATTTCACGCATAACAAACCGCAAAGGTACAACTGAAAATTTACCACAGCTAGCTGGCGCAGAATTTGGTTGGTGTATTGACAGCCGACGTCTGTTCATTGGTAACGGCACCTTGCAAGAAGGTGCGCCAGTTATTGGTAATACTGAAATTCTAACAGAATTTTCAGACATTACTGGCCTAAGTACCTACACCTATAAAGACAGTATAGTAGGATATACTGTTCAAACTGGGCCAAATGCAAACAATCCAATAGTCAGTACGGTACAGGCCAAGCTTGATGATTTTGCCAGTGTGCGAGATTTTGGAGCTACCGGGGATGGTGTAACCGATGATACTGAAGCTATTAATCGTGCTCTTTATCAGTTATACTGTCGCGAGACACAAACTCAAATTCGCAGAACTTTATATTTCCCAGCTGGTACTTATAGAATTACACAGTCAATAGTCATACCCACCTACGCCAAGCTAGTGGGAGAAGGTGCAAACTGTACAATAATCATGTTAGACACTGATGATATTAGTTCACTAACTGAATACGTTGCCAGATTTGGCGATAGCCTACAACAGACCGGTAACAACATTGGTTCTAATAGTGCTACGCCGCCTAAGAATATAGAAATAAGCTCAATGAGCTTCCAGTCACTAGTTGACACAGATATTTTTCTTATTGACCGAGCCACACAGTGCTGGTTTGATAGCGTTGATTTTAAAGGACCAGTTAGTCTAACTGATATTCAAAATAGTAATGTAACACCTTTACCGGATATTTCAGCTATAGTATTTGACAGTACCCCTTCACTGACTACCAATACAATTACCTTTGACAAGTGCGGGTTCTTTAACATTACCTATGCGATCAAAACCAACGAATCAGTCGAAGCTGTTACAGTTAGCAACAGCAGATTCTATCAGCTAAAGCAAGGTGTGGTATTAGAAACTAATCCAAGTGGATTTAGAATTGTTCATAATCATTATGATCAGATATATGAAGAAGGTATTTACTTTTCATCACAGCTAAATCTAAGCGCACATAACATTTTTTACGATGTTGGTAATAACATTGGTACCGGCACACCGGTTACTCCAGTTATATTCTTTAACAATGATAACAATGTCAGCGTATCTGATTTGTTTGAGCGTGATACCGCAGATAATTTTAGTATTCCTAGAATTAGTATAGTAAGTACTGGCTCAAACGCATCTGGTGGTACTCTAATTCAACAGGGCAGATATGCTAGAGAAAATGGACGCACGTTTACCTTAGTTGATGGTGCATCTAATCAAAGTATTTTTACTGTAAATGCTGACTCGTCTCGAGCGTTCTCAATGTTTTATACTATAATTAGAGGCAACTCTTATCGTCACGGTACTATGACAGTCACTGGTGGGGTTGATGATTCTACCCCACCGCAGATCACTTACGCAGATGACTATACAGAAAATCAATCTACTGGTATCACATTATCAGCTACTCAGTCAGCGGAAACAATTTCAATAAAATACAGCGCGACCGCTATTACCGAACCTGGCACATTAACCTATTCAATAAATTATCTTGCCTGATGTGGCCACAATCATTTGATGATAGACTGTGCGAGTGGTTTTACCTCCGCCAGTCATTTGATAAAAACAATGTTGAACTTAGTTTATCTAAGATTAACAATTGGTGGTGGCGGTACCCAATGGTTAATAAATTAATAACATGGGAAGATCATTTACAATGGCCTGATCCCTGGACATTGTTGTCCAACAACGGCATATGTGGTCTTGCTCGAGCACTGGGAATAGTGTATACTTTACTGTTGATTGACGAGTCCTTAAAAGATCGTTTGATAATTGTACAAGATCAAAATGACAATTTAGTCCTAGTTGACAATGGGAAATATATATTGAATTGGAGTCCAAGTGATCTGTTAAATATCCAATCAATAAATATCAACCAGAGCAAACAGTTAACTGGTGGGCTATTATATTCCTTAATAGGCGCTAAAGAATGACAATACAAGTAACAAAAAGAGACGGAAATCGAGAACCGCTAGACATTGAAAAATTACACAAGGTAGTGTTTTGGGCAACTCAGGGTATTACAGGAGTAAGTCCAAGTCAAGTAGAAATAAAAAGTCACATACAATTTTATAATGGTATAAAAACTTCAGATATTCAAGAAACTCTAATTAAATCCGCCGCTGATTTAATCAGCGAAGAAACACCTAATTATCAATATGTTGCTGGCAGACTAATATCTTATCATATTAGAAAAGAAGTTTATGGTACCTTTACCCCATGCCACATTAAAAAACTAGTTGAAAATAATGTGGCCAATGGGTTTTACGATCCCGAACTTCTATCAGCTTACAGTGACAATGAATGGGACCTACTAAACAATTTTATCAAACACGAGCGCGATGATCAATTAACCTATGCTGCCATGGAGCAATTTAGAGGCAAGTATCTAGTACAAAATAGAGTTACTAAAGAGATTAAAGAAACTCCGCAAATGGCCTATATGCTAATAGCCGCTACACTTTTTTCCAACTATCCAAAAGAAACTAGACTTAGTTGGGTTAAAGATTATTACGACTCAATCAGCACACATCAAATTAGTCTACCAACCCCAGTAATGGCTGGTGTTAGAACACCACAAAGACAATTTTCTAGTTGTGTATTAATTGAAACTGGTGACAGCCTAGATTCTATTAATGCAACCACTTCAAGCATTGTAAAATATGTAAGTCAAAAGGCAGGCATAGGTATTGGCGCTGGACGCATCCGTGCTCTCGGTAGCCCCATTCGTAATGGTGATGCTTATCACACTGGCGTAATTCCTTTTTATAAAATGTTTCAAGCAGCCACACGTAGTTGCAGCCAGGGTGGGGTGCGAAATGGTGCCGCTACGTTGTACTATCCAATTTGGCATTTAGAAATTGAAGATTTATTAGTGTTAAAAAATAACAAAGGCACCGATGACAATCGTGTACGCCATATGGATTATGGCGTACAATTTAACAAGGTAATGTACGAAAGATTATTGAGCAATGGTGAGATTACTTTGTTTTCTCCCAACGATGTACCTGAGATGTACGATACCTTTTTTACCGATGTTGATCGTTTTAGAACATTATACGAAATTGCTGAACGCAATACAAAAATACGTAAGAAAAAAATCAAAGCTATTGATTTGTTTACAGCATTCATGCAGGAGCGCAAGGATACTGGAAGAGTTTATTTAATGAATGTAGACCATGCTAACTCACATGGTTCATTTATTCCTGAACAGGCACCAATTAGACAGAGTAACCTTTGCTGTGAAATTGATTTGCCCACTAAACCTTTAAACGATATTCACGACCCTACCGGTGAAATCGCTCTTTGTACACTAAGCGCAATTAATTGGGGAGTGTTTCGTGAACCACAGGATATGGAACGAGCTTGTACTCTAGCCGTACGAGGTCTTGACGCCTTGCTCAGTTATCAAAACTATCCAATTTTGGCTGCTCAGTTAGCCACTGAGAATCGAAGGCCACTTGGGGTAGGTATTATAAATTTTGCCTATTGGTTGGCCAAGAATGATCTAAGTTATAATGATCCCATGGCTCTGACCGTGGTCGATCAATGGGCCCAGCACTGGAGTTATTACCTAATTAAAGCGTCAGCGGATCTGGCTAAAGAGTTTGGTGCTTGTCCAAAGAGCCATGAAACAAAATATCATCACGGGCTATTGCCAGTTGATACCTATAAGAAAGAAGTTGACGAATTAGTTGTACACGGTGACTTAGTAGATTGGGCAGGCCTTCGAGAGCAATTAAAGACATACGGGATAAGAAACAGTACACTCATGGCATTAATGCCCAGTGAAACTAGCGCACAAATTAGTAATGCCACTAATGGGATAGAGCCGCCAAGAAGTTACGTAAGTATTAAGCAAAGTAAAGATGGTGTATTAAAGCAGGTGGTACCTGAATATCGAAGATTAAAAAACAAGTACGAATTACTCTGGGATCAAAAAAGTCCCGAAGGCTATTTAAAAATTTGTGCTATTTTACAAAAATACATTGATCAAGGAATCAGCGTAAACACAAGCTACAATCCTCAACACTTTGACGATGAAAAAATTCCAATGAGTGACATGTTAAAACACATGATAATGTTTTACAAGTATGGCGGCAAACAGCTTTACTATTTTAACACTTTTGATGGGTCCGGTGAAATTGATCTTTCTAAATTGGTACAGAAACAACTTTTAACCGAAAATACAGAAATAGCATTGCCCGACGATGCAGATTGCGACTCTTGCAAAATTTAAAAGAGTAATAAGAAATTGGAGTACACATGTCTATATTAAATCTACAAAAAAACAAAAATCACGCAGACAGGCTTGCCTTTTTAGACCCCGAAGGAGGGGTTGGCATGCAGAGGTTTGATGTTTTAAAATATCGTCAATTTGAAAAATTAACTGACAAACAGCTAGGATTTTTCTGGCGCCCTGAAGAAGTTGACGTACTCCGTGATGCCAAAGACTTTAAAGACCTAACAAATTTTGAACAGCACATTTTTACTAGCAATCTAAAAAGACAGATATTACTAGACTCAGTTCAAGGCCG